TGCAATTTTTGTTGGGTTGTTTTGGTTTCTGCTAACGCTTAAATCATTCTGCACCCTCGCAGTACCATTGACGTCTAAACGGAAGCCTGCATCGGTTGTTGTGTTTATTAGGACGTTGCCCGTTTGTGCGAGTTGCATTATAATTGTATTTGCTCCGTTTAAGAAACGTGTTCCATTAGCCAATGATGGTAATGGTTGAAAATATAATGCGTCCGTGTATATACCAAATTCACAAGCTCCATCCGAACTAACAAATTGTGCATATAAAGCTGCGATTGTTGATTCTGCTTTGAATATCTCTGATGCTACTGAGCCTTTAACGTGAAATCTTCCACTTGGTGTCGCAGTTCCAATCCCCAAGCGGTCGTTTGTAGAGTCCCAAAATAAAGACGAACTCTGCTGCAACACATTCCCCGTACCTTCAAACAATACACGTCCTATTGCACCCGAAGCAATCGGTGTAGTGCCGACTGTTAAGCCAGTTGCAATAGTGAACGTTCTGTCAGCGGAGAGGTCTTGAGCTACTCCGTTTATTGTTAGCGTGCGAGATGTAGGAACTTTGGCATCTAAGGCGTTTTGTAAATCCGTTTGATTGGAAAGCGTGCCTCCGATTTGTCCCCAAGTCATTGCAGCGCTTGCTGAAATTTCTACATAGACGCTTCCTGTCCAACGATAGGTCTTGTTTGTGTCCTCAGCTATGTAAATAGTTTTTACTGCGCCTGTAGCAGGGAATGCAGCTAAATTAGCGTAGGTTTTTACTTGTGATGGTATGTTAATAGTTACTGCCATATCAGATTTAATGTTTGTGTGCTTAAAGTAGGGTAAGTAGATGTTGCTACTTGGATTCCGTCTATTTGTACGTTGAATGTCGTGTCAGGCAAAGTTAATACTCCTCCGCTTGCTACCGATGCCGTGTAACTTTGGTTTGAGTTATTTACAGTTGCAGGTTGACAGAAAGGTGAGTAACCGCTCGTATCGCAGACGGTCATCTCGTTAGGAATCAAGACATCGAATGTCATTGTCCATCCTGCAAGATTGTTTTCGAATCTCTCAACGAATGGTTCGCAGTTAGGGTTGCCGTCAACTACAAATTCTAAATCCCACAGGTTGCCGTGTAGCATCATATCGTAACAACGGTTCAATACTGCCAGTTGCGTGTTTAATACATCCTGCTCGTTTGAGTTGCCTCTAAATAAATCAGTAGTCGCCTCTTTTGATATGTTGACTACATCCATCGCAATCAACGAAAGATTGTAGCGTACTACGTTAGTCTCAAAAGATACGTTGTTGGTCATTAAGTGTACAAGCGGAAAGATTGTCTGCTTGTTTAAGTCCACCTCAAAAATGTCACCTTCCGTAGTTGTGTTTACGATAGGGTCATTGTCGAAATGCCATTTAATTAATTCTAATACTTTGTAAAATCCTGTCATCTTCTTAATTGTCTTTCAAGTTGCCGTCTTTCGATTTCGTTTTTTTGCTTCTCGAAGGTGAGATAGGTAAGACATTTAGTAAGTCTAAGTTTGGTAATCTCATCGAACTTAGTAACGTCTCCCTTAGCGAGTCCATATATTGACTGATACCATCCCCATCGCTTGGCAAATTGAGTTGTTTCGCTAAAGTCGTTGACAGGTTCTTGTCCTTCTTCAGGTTCTTCTCCAAATAGTTCAGGGTAGCCGTCAGTAACTCGCTTCCTAAATTGTAAAAAAAAACCGATGCTGCTATACAAACATCAAGTGGAGCGAACTGCATTAACTCTTGATGGTCTTTGCTTGGTGTGTATTCGTGGAGCTCGTACTTGTCTTTACTTCGTGTTTTTATAGGACGGTACATAACCGCCATAGCTTTGTTATACGTTTCCCAACTCTGCAAGTGATTCTCTAAGTCAACATATTCACCAAAAGAAATCTCCTCAAGATTAGGAATGAATCCAAACTCAATATCACCAATCTTAAACGTCTGCTTAAACTCAGGCTTTGCAGAGAATAGGTTTGTAAAATGTAGCACCATTTCATTGAGCGAAGTAAGTTTAATCTTAGCAACGTCAGCTAAACGGATACCACAGAAAATCTCAATCATTTTTTGAGCAATAAATTCCTCATCGTTAGAACCTTTCTGCACGTTTAGAAAGTCCACATAGTGTTTAAGTGGGATTTCATTTAGTGAGGTAGGTACTTTTACTTGGATTTCCATATTGTTATAAGTCAATTAATCGTTTTTGTATTCTTGAGCAAGGACATAAGAGTATGCTTGTGCTAACATTTGAGAATGTTTACGCATACTGAACACATCGTTAAAGACAATATGTACCTTTTTACCAGTTCGTTTGTAGATATATTCCTCTACTATTGCTTTCATTTTAGGCAACTCATCGGATTGCGTATTGTCCATAGTTTGAATTTAAGCCGAGATTCTCCATCTCGTGGTATCTAAGTGCATCTATAGCGTGGTCGTTTCCTCCTGCAGGGTTATTTAGCCTTACTCCGTGTTTATCTACGTCCCAACAATAGCTTCTAAGTTCCTTGATGAGGTTTGTGCTTTGCTTGGTAACCAAATACTCCTGTCGTTGCATTACATCAATCCCGTATTTAATTGAATCCTTGCCCTTTGTAACGCCTTTAATTGTCTTTCCAAACCTACGTATCTCGTCTATGGATTTAGGCTCTGAGGAATCAGCGTAGATAGTAACGCTTGACGGAAGTACCTTAGCGATGTCGGAGTTTAGCATTCCTGTTCTGTAAACAATCTCGTTTACAATTCGTTTTCCGTTCCAATTATAAACCTCAATAGCAGCAGTAGGGTCATTCGTGTATCCAAAGTCAAGTCCTATACCTACCAATCTTGCATCATCAGGAACTTTGTCTATCTCCTTCCAATTATCGAATATCACTCCTTCAAGCATACCAACTTCTCCAAGTCCGTAAACTCGCCACCAGTTTGCCCAATAGTTAGACGTAGCCGCCTTGTCTCGGTTCTTTTCTATCTGTCTGACTATAGACTCATCTAACGCCTCGTTGTCTTTGTATGTAAGGATAATAAAATCTGCATCAGGTTCGTCTTTTAGTTCGGTGTGAACCCAAAACTCATTGGCAGGGTTAAAGTCAAGGTAAATCTCTTTCTTGGTACGGATTGAAAGCTCGAGGTAAGCGTCAAAGGTTACGTTGTTACACTCGTTTATGTACAGGACGTCTCTCCTTGCTCCTCGAAGTTTAGATGCGTTATCAGCAGAGAAGAACTCCATTGTACTTCCGTTGGCAAATTCGTATCTAAGTAGGGTTGCATTGAATCTATCTTCTACAAACCTACCAGTCCAACGCATTATCTTGAGAAAGTCTTTTAGCGCACCCCTTCTCAAATGCGGAATGGTCTCAGCAACTACCGAAACCTCTAATCCTTTTTCACGAGCGCACTTGTCTATCAGGATTGGTAAGATTGAAAATGTCTTACCCGCACTTGTTCCTCCCTGAATAATTTTTACACGTTTGTTTAGTGCAAGTATTTTTTTAATTGCAGTAGTTACTTGAAACATATTCTATTTGAATTTGACCTTTCTTCAGTCTCCTGTAAAAAGTAGTTGTGCCGATTTGCAAATGCTCTATTAACTTATTTACCGAATCAAATGAATCACCATTATAAATTACTTTTTTGCTTGATGGTGCTTGTGCATTTTTCAATCCTTTGTTCCAAGGTATAAGACCTTTCTTAAATGCCGTGCTATTTCCTTCTTCACCTACAATATTACATAAGTTCTCAAGACCTAACTTTAAAATGCAATTACGTTCTATCTCTAATGCTTTCTCTTTGGTGATTCCGTTTACAATTATTTGGAATTGAAATCCGTTGTTATCCCAAACATATCGCTTCCATTTTTGATTGCGTTTTCCTCCACCATCAAACACCCTATCATTTTTTCCGATACCTACATAAAAGCATTTACCTGTCTTTATGTTGTTGTGAGTATATACGTAATAGTTAGTCATTTTTCTTTAAAGAATCAAAGTTAAATAGTGGTTGCTCAGTTACTACTGTGTTTTCTACTCGCTCAGTTAGTCCGTTTAATCGTTGAGTGATGGAAGGGTTGTACTGACCGCACATACCACCTTCTATTTGGTCTTGACGTATGGCTTTTCTTATACGCGTGCAGACGGGTATATACTCATCGTATCTTTTATCCGCATTCTTAAAATATTGTTCTACAACTCCAACTTGTTCGTAGCAAAAAAGTTCAAATCCTTCGAGCGTTAGAGGTCTCTCAAGTGGCTCTGCACGTTCTTCAAATTCCTTACCTCCAAATACGCTTTTGATTCTTGGGTTGGCTTTTACTTCTCTCTTATATCTTTCGAATAGTTCGTATAGTTCTTCAGGACTATTTAGTATTCTTGGTCTTCCTATTTTTGCCATTTGTTAGTTCGTGTTTTGTTAGTTGTTCTCTGCATATTGCGTAGCGTTGGTCAATGTCTTTGTATTCTCTTGACATTGTGTCATCCATCATACATCTTTGGATAAACTCGTTATTCTGCTCCTTTGGTAGTGGAGTCGGTATAGGCATCTTTTACTTTTTTAAAGTGGTCTAAAAATTCGTCTTCGGTTAGTTCTTCTAAGCACATTAAACCATCGGCATCTGTAAAGTATTCAATTAAGTGGTGTCCGTCTTTTCGTATCCTCTCAGAGATTCCGTGAGCGTACTCAATCAAGTCTTTGCCGTAGTCTAAGATGTAGTATCTCATTTCTCGTACTCAGCGTAAACTTTCTGCATTTTAAACACCAGTTCTCTAAAGCAAGATGCGCAGCTTGTAGGCTCTTGACGTAGATTAAACACTCGGTTGTAAATTGCGATGAGTTTAGTTTGCTCGCTTGGTTTGAATGTGTCCTGACTAAGTACGTTGGTTTCAGTTAACCATTGGTATTCTTCTTCCGTTAAGCAATTCGTGTTTCGGTAAGGGAATAACTCGTTGAGCTTCTTTTTACGCTCCTCGCATCCGCAGTCCTCACCTGCTACAAACTCTACTAACTTTTTGATTCCTGTGGCTTCCGTGATTTTCTCAATTGTATCACCTAAACCTGTTGCTTTTCTTTTTGCCATAATTTATCTTTTAGTTACATACCACCATCGTGGCTCTATTATAGTATTTAAATCTTTACACTCAGTATCTTCTTCTCCGCTCCAAATAATTCTTAGTAACCTGTACTTAGTTACTTCGTTTTTTTCTATCTCAGTTACTTGACCTTCAAAATAGCAGTCTCCATCTTCAATGTCTCTAATTATATCTCCAACATTAAAGGTCATATTAATTCAAATTCGTTATTTAAAAAATCAGCGTAATCTTCTCCGACTGACTGACGTATTCTTTCTTTACAAGATTTTATAGTTAGGAAGATAGACTTTAAACTGATGCCAGTCTCATCGGATATTTGGCGCATTGGCTTTCTTTCGTCTTTATATATCCTGAAGAGTTTTTGGTCATACCAATCCCATCTACTAATTTCATTCTCTACTCTGTCGTAAATGTTTTCCAATGATTCGTGTTTAAGTAGCTCTAACTCCTCCTGTGCTAAATCCCTTACTACCTCAATAGATAAGTCATTAGATGCAGTTTTGTTGGCTTTATACGTTGTGTTTCGCAGTAGTATCCACATCAAAGCTCTGTTGGGTTCTCCGTCTATTAGTATTTTTTCGTAGTAATTGTACTGATGGACTTTGAGATAGAGATCTTGTACGATGTCTTCAGCGAACTCGTTGTCACCAAATAAACGGACTATGTTAAGCCATTCCTTGTGATGCTTTGATAAGATACTTAGTGCGTTCATTGGTTAATTTCTAAACAAATATATGACTATATTTTAATCTAACAAGTTGCCTACAAAAAAAGCCACCTGTTAAAGTGGCTCTAATCCGTTTAAATAAATCTCTCGGCTTACATACTTATCTAACTTGTGTAGTGTTGACAAGGTTACGTCTTTACCGTTGAGGAAGTTGTTTACTTGGAAGTGGTGCATCTTGTATCCTAATAACTTTATGTCCTCTACGATTTGGTTTCGTGTTCGGGTAAGTAGGAGTTTATGTATCTGCTTCCGTAGGTCTTCATCGTTTATGTACATATCAGAAAGGTAGTGAATCGTCAATACTATCTCCAATAGGGAATCGTTCAACTGGTGCTACATACGGCTCGCTAAATGATGCCGAGAAGAAACTTCCGTTTTTACCTTGCTTAACCCACAAAGCTACCTCCATCTCTTTGCCGTTTACGTTTACCTTTCCTTTGTAGTCAGGTTGTTTCTCGCTCGTCTTTTTGTCGTTCTTAAAGATTGCTCCTGTGTTTGTTTTGTTTTCCATTATGTTGGGTTTATATGTTACTGATAAATGCGATAATTAATGTAATGCTGATTACGGTAATGAGTATCATTGTGCCTAATGCAGCGTAAAATTCTCTTTCTTCGTTTCGTTTTTTCATAGTGTAAAAATTAAATAGCCAATAGTTATTCCTGCTAACAGATGCAGGAGTCGATAGTAGTCCTCTTGGTTCATTGTTCGTCTTTTACTATTTCTAATGTTCCATTGATTGAATAGCCAGTCAATCGAATCAACTGCTCAACGTGGTAAAGTAAGTCCTCAAGAGTTACATCCTCGTGTTCGAACTCATAGCTGGCTTTATTGCCGTAGTGGGTTATTTCTATTTTCATTGTTCTTGTTGTTTAGTTTAAAAAAGCCTTTTTTCTCGGAAGGCTAACCTATCTCCCTACGATGAGAGCCGCAGCCAATGCACGGCAGTCTACGTTCAACTCGTCAGTTGCATCTCTCGTTTACATTTCGTGTTTAGATATGTGGCAATTTTTACCCCTTATCCTTGCTTGCATTGACATTCGTGTATCTTATTGCTGCCATAGCAAGCACAGCCTTGTCCAGTTTTTTGTGCAATAAACTTGACTTCACTCTTCAGCTTCTCAATGTACAGCGTTGCATCCATCAGCTCCTCCTGCAAGTGATTCAACCAATCGGTGAGGTATAAATCAGTTCGTGTTAGCATAGTGCCGTACTTCTCTATCCCTCGTTGTGAGCGGTCATAAAACTTGCTCATTACTTTTAGGACAATCGGGTCTTCTACTTTCTGGTTCATAGGAATTTCATTAGGGCATTGTAATACTCACGGCAATACTCTATCTTCTCTTTGATTTGGTCGATTACCTGTTCGTCTTTTTGTACATAGAATACCTTTACTCTGCGGTTCTTTGGGATTTGGCTAAACTCGTGTTTGCGTAGAATCTCCTCACGCAAGTCGTAGTCCTCGTCAATCTTGTGTAACTTCCAATGCGCTCTGCGAATTTCATCCTCAACCATATCAATCGGAGTGTCTACAAGGCAGTAGCAAAGCATTGACTGCTGCTTACCAGTTAGCCACATATAACCTTGAAGCTGATAGAAGTAGTCTTTGTTTGGTATCTCGGTATCAAAAAACGGAAAGGTAGTAGCATCCCAACTTGATTTCACGTCAAGCAATACATCTTCCGTGTTTACGTCAGGTGTTCCCTTAACCCAATCGTTCTCGAAATACTCTTCGTTCTTGTAGATAAATTTTACGTCTAAGACATCATTTACAAGCGAGATAGATAAATCCTCAACTGCATTCCCTTTGTCCGTGTAACGGCTTGAAAACTCCTTTCTGATGCCGTATTTCTCCTCTAATACAAGTTCGTGGATGTAAGTTTTAGCCGTTTGGCTTAGTAGTTCGCCTTTAGAGCGTGGTGTTGCCATTATTTTACCAATGGCAGAACATCGAATCTTGAGAGCTTTCATAGTGCGTTGAGAATATCAATTTGACCTTCAGTTAATAAGAATGATGCTTCGAGCTTTTCTCGTGTGTATTCTCCTTTGGCGATGGCTTGTACTGCTGCACTAAATCTCTTTTGGTCAATGGCAGGCAGTTTCTTCTCCGTCTTTGAGTTGTCTTTTGAATCAGGGTCGGATTCAGTCTCGTCAATTAAGAACAAACCATTGAGAGCGTACTTACGAGCGTAGCTTGATGCCGTGCCAGTACATTGCTCCGATGACATTCCTTTGTGTTCTCCAAGCTCTGCAAAACCGCAAACTGTTAGACTTTCACCTGAAGCATCTAAAATGATTGCAGTAGCCTTCAAAAATAGCTTACTACCTACCTCAACTATATTGTCGGTAAGAATTAATTGTAGCTCGTGTTTTTGTAGCAATGGCTTGAGTGATTCGAGAATCTGCTCGGCACTTCGGTACTTGTACTTTCCAAACGAGTTGAAAGAACCTTTTGGGCATTTTAGTTCTGCCTGAACTTTTAGTAAACTTTTCATAGCGTGTAATTTTATACGAAGATATAGATTATTTCAATTCGTTGTACTTTTTTTTATATTTTTTTATCAATTCTTTTAGTTCGTCAACTGACCATCTCTTTAATAAATGCGCTCTACCTTGCAATTCAATCAATTTTTCTGCTCCTATTCGTTTTTCTATACCTATTTGATAGTTCAGTAGGTTTCCGCTTAAATAAGTGTTGCAATGCTCGCATTGTAAGTGGCAGTTGTCTTCGTCAAACCTGACATTTGAGTGACCTCCTTGAGAGTAGTAGTGTCCGCAGTTTTTTTTGAGAGGTGGTTTGTTGCAGCTTATGCAGTTCAATCCTTTATCTCGCTCTCTTATGTACTTGTTGAATACTACCTGTGCTTCTTTTAACCAGTCTGATGTTGTCTTTAGGTTCTCTTTCATTCGTGTTTTAGTCTGCTTCCATTGCTTCTCTTTGGCTTCAGCTACAAAAGCACGGACACATTCGTCTTTCAGGCAGTATTTATGATTAAAGCGGATAGGTTCAAACTTCTCCTTGCAGTTCTTGCATCTCATCGAATATAGATATTTGATTTGTATTTGATTTCTTAACTATGTTTAGAGCGGTTTCAAGTATGGTTTTTCCTGCTTCATAGTCAACAAGATTTCTTGCCATTTTAACGACTGATTGTTCTCCTTTATATTTTTTAAAATCGTAATCGTGAAATTTACAAAGGGATTCTAATTCGTTTTTTTCTTGGCTGATTTTGAAACCTCTATCATTTACTTCATTCGGCAAAGTAAAATTAGTCCAATATAAATGTCTACCTCTCTTTTGTGCAGTTATTAATGGCTCATAGTACGGAATAACATTCTCTACAACATATTTTCCATTTTTATAGTAGTGTTGCAAAAACAAAATTTCTTCATACAATTTTAAATCTGCATAAACTGGTTGAGTAGTTGTATCATAATTTGAACTATTCCAATACCTTGCTCTACTATGGCTTGGACAAGGCGGCGAACTCCAAATAAAATCAAAATCTTTAAAATGTTCTAACAAGTATTGGTGTGCATCTGCTACTATAACAATGTCATTAGGGAATCTTTCTTGATAAAGTCGTGCAGCTTCAGGGTCTAATTCTACGGCAGTAACTTCTATTTCTATTCCAGCTTCCTTAGCAACCTCATCCCATTTGTATCGGTTACCACCTAAACAAGCATATAAGTTTAAAATTTTCATAGTTCAATGTCTTTGTATTTTAGTTCGTCTTGTAATTCTTGATAGGCTACTCGCAGTTGAGCGTTTCGTCTTGCCAATTGGTTTAGCTCTCGGTTTAGATTTGTTATTTCGTCTTCAAGCAGGTTTATAACCTGAATAGTCTCAAGTAAATACTGCTCGCTTTCTTTGCCTCCGTTGATGTAGTCTTTGGCTTCAGGCTTTTCCTTTTCGAGTTTCTCTCTGACGTTCTTAATTCGTTCTTTAACCGTCCATACGGTTGTTTTTGCCCATAAAATTTTAAGTGATAAGTCCATATTAAAAAGGGTTTTTTTTTGCAAGTCTACGAAGTTTCTCTGATGTAGTTTCCATTTGTCCGTCTTTTGGTATCTCAATTTTACGTTGTGATTCCTTCTTGTAAGTAGTGCCTCGGTTTGCATACACTCGGTTACCTTTGAAGTCAAGCATATAATACTGGTAACGTTCAACATCCAAGAACATTTTGTACACTCCGTTTTTTGATACGCCTTTTGGCTTGCTTTTGGCTACCTTTAAATGAACTTCGTTTTTTTCTGCTCCTACACCGTCTGCATCTCCAAGTCCGTAAGGTGGTCTCCACGGAATTAACACACTTAAACCCTTTCTAAACCATACCTGACCGCCTGCAAAATCTCTTGCGCTTGGCATAGGAAAATAACTTATGTCAGTTCCTGCTATTGTTTTAGCGCTTACCATAGGTTGGTCTCTAACGTGATTGATAACGCAGTTATGTCTACCTGTTTTTCTTGCGTTCTTACGAACTAAACTCAAAATCCTACTCAAGTATTTATCCTCACGTCCTAAATCTGAGGCTATAAACTCCTCGGTTAACTCGTTCCACGGGTCAATCGTAGTGGTATGGATTTTAATACCTTCCTTAAGTTCAATCTCATCTACAAGTTGGTAGAATTTAGTTATAGTCAAATCCTCGTCAATTGGGTCTATAACAATGAAATGCTCGTTGATAAACATCTCTGCGCTTACTTGCTCTCCATTGGTCATTGAGTTTTTACCTTGAACGTATGGCTTTCCTATGTATTTGTAGCAAAGCTCCGAAAATATCTCGGCACTACTTCCAGTCTCAGGTGAAAATACAACGTGATTCCAACCGTGCAAACAGGATAGGTTTATAAGAAACTCAAACCATAACTCCGTCTTTCCTGAGGCAGGCGCAGCGCCTATGTAAGTTGTAGCTCCTTCTTTGATTGTAAACGGAAGCATATCCCAATCCCATCCGATTGATTTACCTTTAACATCTACCTGTTGACGTACGGCAAACATTTCGGCATTAAGGTGTGTAAGTCTTTTGTACATTAGTCGATAATTGTTGTAGGTGCGTTAAACTTCGGTTTGTTACGTTCCTGAACGTTTTTATTCCAACGATTCAAACGGGCATCTAAGTTAAAACTTGTTTCCTTTTCGTAACGCATTTTTTTATCTCTTTCTCCGTGTTCAGTCCAATAGTCGTAAAAATCCCTAATCATTTGCTTGCCGTAGATATCTACAAAAGAAGCTAACTTAGAAGCAAACTCTTGTTTGCGTATATTTATATCTTTAGATATATCACTATCACTTACACTATCACTATCGGCATTTTTGGTACGCTTTTGTACTTTTGGTATGCGGTCGGATGCGGTCGCATTCCATCGCTTGTTTGCGTTCTCTTTATTACGCTCTCGTATTGATTCGTATTTTTGTAGGTCTCGCTTTAAGCTCTGCTTGATAGGCTCGAAAGCTATTTCAGTTACAATATCATCTGCAACTGGGTTTAGGTCATTTACATATTTCAGTAAATGTTTGAACAACTTACCTGCTTGCAAGTCATCCAATTTATCCACCGTGTGAATGATATCACAGTAGATTAAAAATGAATTTTTGTCTTTTGCCATTGTCGAAGTTTTAGCAATTAAAAAAGCCATCTTAAATCCGCAGCCTTCGACCTCTGCTTCATTAAAATGGCTCAATAATACCTTGAGGATTTATAATGTCGAAGGAATCCCTTACAAATATAAGTCAAATACTTTAATTTGTTTCTTCAGCTATAAACTATTTTCGTACTTGCCCAATTTTATATGTCGTTGAATCTTTTTGAACTGGCTATAAGTTTTTGCCTTTAGTACGTCTTTTGATAAATCAGGTGCGTCATCGTAGTAAGGAAGCGTAGCACCGTGCAAGACGTCATCTATTTGCTTAGTAGCTATCTTGTAGTCTTCGTATCCAAACCGATGTAAGTCTTCGTGTTGCCGTAGTCCGTGAATAATTGTAGCGTGATGCTTGCCTCCGAACTTCTTGCCTATCTCGTCTAATGAGAATCCTAAAACACGGAGTTCATTATACAGGTAGTAACGCTTGTAAATATACTCTCTGCTGCGATTCTTTGACCATAGCTTGTGCTGCTCTATAATCTCTTCTATTAGCTCTAATTTCGTCATTATGGTTCGATTGGGGTTACTATAAATTTTCCTAACTGGTATTGTCCTGTTTTTATTAAATCTTGCTTTTTCCAATAGGCTAAAGACTGTGATGTGAGTATCCATTCCTGAACTACCTTTTGTCCTATTTGGTATGTTAGTTTATATCTCATAGGTCTAATAATTCTTTGTTAACGTTTAACCAATAGTCGTGTCCGTATTTTACAGGGTACGAATGCCAAAGCCACATTCTAAAATTATCTACGGCAAACAAAGCCATTTCCTTAGCTATTAGTCTATTCTTAAACAATCCTTTTTCGTTTTCTTCTTCGGGCAATTGCCTAAGCATTGTATTGTACAATTGTGCTGCGTGTTCTTTTGGTGTCATAGCTTTTCTAATTCGTGTTTAACTTCTCTATAATATTCTGTAACATTTCTATTTTGCCAATGGTGCTCATCTAAAGCCTCAAATATCTTGTCAACTGCAATTCTTGCACACATAATAGAATCCTCATAGAACTCATCGTGCATTAACGCGGATGAAAATTGCTCCACTAACTCTAATGCTTTTTCTTTCGGTGTCATATCTCTTGCATTTTGATTTCACAAATTCGATTGTATAAGTCGTGGTTGAATGATGTCCAGAATCGGTCAATCTGGTATTTGTTAAATGAACCACCAAGTCCCCTCGTCGTTGTATTCTTCAACATAGGCATCTTCAAAGGTGTTTGCTTCGTAGATTTTTTCAAGGTAGTCATCGCAGTCTTGCGTTTGTTTGATTGTAAGGATTTCATTGTAGTTCTTTTTAGTGATTTTGTAATTAGAGTAAGAGTCGTAAATTTCTATTTCGTATTCGGCTAAGATATCGGCGTTCGTGTCCGTGTCGCCTTCGTCCCAAAGAGTAACAAATAAGTACACAAAGTTCTTGTCCGTGTCTCGGTAGACTTCAAAGTCTTTAAGTTCTGTTACAATCATCTTATTTGAATTTATCGTTGTAAACGTGGTTCATATATTTGTCAAAAGACGGTTTCAATTCGTAGCTTTGCTTCTGATACGTTTGATGGTCTCGTGTTTTTGCATCCAACATAGGATAAGTGTTTGTACTGGTAAGCCACATAAGAAATAACATACCTAATACGGCAACTACTGCTCCTCCTAAAATCTGTTTTTCGTCTTGGTTCAAGTCCTTAAACAAAAACGAATACTTTCTAATTGTTTTCATTCTCTTCAATTTTATCTTTTAAATTACTAATTGCTCCCCATTGCGCTTGGGTGTGTAGCGTGGCTTCGTCGTTATAGCCAAAGTATTTACGTTGTTCTTGAAGCTCTGCGTAAAGCTCTCGTTCTTCGTTGAAGATTAGTTCTAAAATTTCGTCTTTTGTCATAGCGTTGTTTTTAAATGTTATATGCAAATATATATATAAGGTTTCAATTATCAACAACTTTTTTTAACATTTTTTTAGATTTCCTTATTTTACAAGGCTTTCAGACGCAAACTTTTTTTCACGTTTTAAGGTTTTACCCTGATTTTGTTACAAAATTCGTCAGGTTTTACCCTTACTTTGTTACAAAACGTACCCGAAAAGGTGCAATATAATGTGAGTTTAATCGGTTTATACCCGATTAGGTATACTATATTCAACAAAAAAGCCCCCGATTAAGGAGGCTCTTACGCTATGAATAATGGCAGGTGTCACAAATATACTTAGAATATGTGACTAATTCTACAAACTTGTCCGTGTTTTTTATGGTGCAAGAATCCTTCGATAGCTTTCGGAGCGTGTTGATAAGCATTTCTATGATGCCAACTATCCGTTCCTGATGGTGAGCGCAATGATTCTACAGTTACTCCTTGATAGTCTTTAGAGAGTTTATGGTGAACGTGGTGCATATAAACATACCTGTGCTTGGTTAAGCTCCAATCTAACGGAAATTCAGTAGCCAACAATAGCGGTAAGTCCTGCTGCTTCGCTCCATCTCCGTGAGTAGTTCCGATTAGGTTCTCTCCGTATCTAAAAGCCTTGCGATGTGAAAGAGAGCAGTCGAAAGTAATGTTTGTAGCTTGGCGAAAATGTGTTTTGATACAATCAGCAAGGAAGAATCCGTGAGTGTAATCGTGGTTAGAAGGATTGAACACAAAATGTACATCAGCCAAAGCAATGAGTTTTTCAAGTAAGTCAACATATAATTGTTTTGCGGTTAAAAAATTGCGATACCACATCCCATCGGTGTCTTGTGGAGTGCCTGATGTTGTAGTTCGTCTTGGAGTATCTATGTGTAGAATATCGTTTCCACCAACGAATAAAATTTTGTCTATATGAAAGCCTGCGGACTTGTCTAAAATGCCTTGTACGCCTTCTAAAACACGTTGTACGGCTATTTGAGAGTTGTAGTCTTCACCAGTTTCAAACGCATCGCATAGTTTTCCTATGTGGATGTCAGCAGGGTCTATGACTAACAGGTGTCCTTCTTCGCTTTGGGTTCGTGTTATCGTAGGATAAGACGGACTATGCTTTGCCATTTCTCCTAACAACTCATCTTTGAACTCGTTGAACTTGTCTTCTTGTCCGTTAAAGTTTGGATTCTTAAAGAATAATGATGCCTGCTTAGATTTTAACCATCCGTGTTTTACGTTCTTGTCATCTAACCCCATTGAGTTAGATTCTTTTTTTATCGCTCTGTATTGTTCAATGATTTCTACCTCATCTGATTTTAAGCGATAGCGTGTTTGTCTCATAGCGTTGGTTTAAAGTTGCGCAGTAGCCAGTTTGTTATCATTCCTACTACAAATCCCAAAACTAACAATAATATGTTCGGTTTAGGATTTTTGCGCTTTTCAGTTTTCCATTTGACGACCTCTACTTTTTCAATCATTCGTAGGGTATCTCGTTTTAGTTTGTACTCAATACGCTTCTCAAATCGCGTTTGAGGCACGAAAGAACGCTTGTAACGAACGATTGTATCTTTTTGGACTAATACCCTTTCCCACATAATAGAGTCTCTTAAAACGTACGGAATTGAGTCGACCGAAGTTATTTGAATTGTATCGGCAACCTCATCGCACTTATAACCTTTTTTAAAGGCTTTACGGACGTGGTAGTTTACTGAGCAAGATGTCGCAAGTATTGCCAATAAAAGCGACAAAATAACGGAACTAACCGCCAATCTCGAAGTGCATCCAGTCATAGTTCTTTTCTTTACCGAGTGAAATAAATCCGTGTTTATAAAAAATGTCAATCATTTGCTTGTACTCAGGACGTGCAAAGCGTGCAGTCTTAGAAGTTTCCTTCAAAGTATTTCTCGCAGGGTCTAAATCAATAGCAATACCCCAAGCGTGCTTACTCCAAGACGAACCGCCTCGCATTTTACGAAAGTTAAAACATCCGCCGTAAAGGTCTATTCCGAGTTCGACAAGGCGTTGGTATCCGTAGACCTCTAAAAGCTCGTTAAACACGCTTAAAAACGCATCTGCGACAAGTTTATGGCAACGCATCTTTGTTACTTTGGTGTCTAAGTCCCACGCTATACGCATTGGGTATGGTAATTTAATTGTAGTTAAATACGTTCCCGTCTCGTTGGGTTGTCCGTATTTTGCTAAGGCTTGTGCGGTTGTTATCATTTGTCTATTTTTTTACTCCATACAGTTAAACCTATTGCAGTTGCCGAGTAAGTAAGCAAACCAACAAAGACAAACTCGTGTACTTTGAAAGGCTTAAACAACGGAATCAGCGCATAAATTACCGCTATCCAAAAAGACGTAAAAGCGGATAGCCTTTTTATAGACCATTTGCCGTTAGGCTTTAGAGTTTCGTTTATTAGTTCTTTTATCATTTGGCAATACGGCTAAAAGTTTTTCAGGTAGGTCTATTCGTGTTTTCGTAGCTTGTCTAAAACTCTGCTCTTTATAGCAATCGTAAAGCGCAGTCTCAACTTTGTTCAATCGGTTATCCGTGTGCCACAACCATAAGCAAAGAACGCCTGTAACGCCGTATTTTTTTACAATGGTAACAAACTCAGTCATTCGATTCCTTTTTGCTTAGATAAATACGGAGCTTCTCTACATTCGTGTTTTTAGGGCTATACTTTAAACCCTTTGGTCTGTTCTTTTTCATATAAACCAAGAAGTGTAATTGTTCGTAGTGTCAGGGTACATATCTTGGTCAACGTTCTGATTGTACTCAGGGAATAAATCTTGGTTGAAAGACATATAACTAATGAAACGCTCCGTGTAATGTTGAGCAATTTGACGCTCTTTTTCTAATAAGAAATCAACTTCGTTTTTCTCTACGTTTTCAGCGTTCTCAGATGAGTGCTTGTAAACGCCCTTGTTGGCGATTGTGTAAGCTGCGAAAGGGAGATATTCAACGAGACTCCAATGGATGAGCATTGGCTTAACGTATGTGTCAGTAAGTGTCTTATAGTTACCTGTCAGCGTTCCTGCAATAATCAAGGTTTGTAGCTTCTCAAGTAGTTTAGTGCCTAAGTATGTTTGTATGTGGATGTCCTGAGCAATCTTAACGAACTGAATGAACTTATCAGTATCTACATTTCCGTTGACTGCGGTAAAACGAACTATATCGTCTCTTGTGATTAGTAGTGCCGTTGCCATTATTTCTTGCCGTAAATAGGGTTAGTAGGTAAAAAGCCATTGTAAGGCATATCAACTGGTCTTTGAGATACCAAAGCATTGTTTTTAACAACGTATCCAAACTTCTCTGCTTTTTTACCTGCAATTTGTTTAGCTTTAGGAGAGTTAACATCAATGCCTACACCCTCAAAACTTGCATACACTTGTTTATTCCAACGATGATGACAATTGCCACCGCCTTTGAACTTCCATACGTCATAAGTAGCAGCACCTTTAGCACCCCATCCTGCATTTACAGGTTGATTGCCCATTTGTAAAATGTCCTCTTTGCGATAAATCTTTTGTGCCGTCATCATTTTCTGACAGAACTGACGAGATTTAGAACTTGTCTCACCTGCGTAAACATAGCGAGTAATGAACTTTACTCCGTCAATTACTTCATCTTGCTCAGACTTTGCGTTAGGACGTGCTGAACCTGTAGTTACGAAGTTATATACTTTCGATAATAAGGTGCTTTTTGGCTCGTTAGAGAGCATTTCGTTCTCTTGGTCATCTAAGTCATAGTCCACAGGGTATTCGTCTATTAGAAGCCAATTCTCGTTAGGTGTTTCTCCTAAGTCAATAAGTGCATCTGCAATCTCGTTATCAAGAGCTTCGTGTTTTGATAGCTCAGTTCCTGTTTCCTCTGCAACTTGCTCTTCAGTAACTGCATTTTCTAAGTCTACAAACTCAAGCGGCTTGAGAGTCTTGAAGAATAGGTTAAGCGAGATATTGTTAAAGGCTAACATCTTGTCAATGGCATCAATTATCTCCTCTTGGAATGGTTTAATCACCATATTATTGAAGAGAATAAACGAGTTCTCAAGCTCATCAGCGTTAGACGAGAATCCGTTAGACGATGCAACACCAAAAAGAAGCGGTGATGTGACGTTGTGTCCAAGCATAATCTTACGCAAACACTCTTCGCTTAAATAAGTATAATGCTCAGGTGCGTCATTTAAAGGGATGTCCTCAACCGTAGTACGAGTATCCATATTGTCGTTGAAAGCTACAATCACTTTCTGACCTTTAGAACCAGTCAACTTGCCTAATACTTTTGCAGATATGATTTCTTGTTGCTCTAATGTAGGTACTCCGTTATTAAAGTTAACTACTTTAGTTCCTGAGAATCCGTTTTGTACTTCGTTGATTAAGTAGTCGGATACTTCTTCTTCCAAAAGTGCATAGGGAACTGCACCTTGATAGTCAGGATACGCATAATACTTCATTCCGACTGAATAAGGTTTAGAGAATAGGATTTCTACCTTCTCTTTACCAAATCCAAATGCAGGGAAGCGCTTAGGAACGTATTTTTTTACGTCTGACCAATCATCCGAGTAATAGTAGCCTTCTATCTCTCCGTCTTTATTGCATTTCTCAGCACGCAACAAATTAACAGGAATATGGTAAGCCTTGAGAATCTTGTCGTGCTTGTCGTTGTAATGTACTTGAATAGAGAATTGACCAAACAACTTGCGGTCTAAAGCAATCTTACGCAAACAATCCTTAGAGATTAAGGTCATCATTTGAGCGTACTCGTTAGGCTTGCGGTTAGCATCAGTAGCTGACAACCCTTTTCCGTAGATAAGTCGTGAGATATTATTTATAATAGCGTTGTTAGTGGTAGAATTAGTGTATCTATCAATCAAAAACTGATAGTAACTGCCTCCGTCTGCACCATCATAATTTACCCAAGCATCTCTCTTACTCTCTTCGATGGTAGGAGCGGTGTAGGCAGATAGATTTAAAACGTGTATGTTACTCATAAACGATGTATGTGTTAGCGGTTGTATTTGAAGTGTACTCACCTGAATTTACCGAGAAGTTCACGATGTTTTGGTCAGTACAAAAAATTCGGTCTTTGTAGACGATGGTAGTTCCTTGTTTTAGAACTAAGTCGTAGAAGTGTCCTTCTTTTAATGCGAAGGATGCAGTTATCGTGTTTATGTAGTCTCCTTGCGTTGAACTGGTGATGGTTACGGTAACAGGTGTATTTGTTTGGTCATCCGTAAGAATCATTGTATTAAACCCATCACGAGGAATGAATGAAAACGTCTGAGCTGATGTAGATGTAGTTAAAACTATCATACTACTACAAGTCAAAAGAATGGTTTTGTTGCCAAATAAAAAAGGGAGACCTAAGCCTCCCCTTCCACGCTATGAAAAAACGAATTAGACAGTAACGATATTCGCAACACCGAAAACATCACCTGCACCACCTGCAAGACCTGCCTCGTTTGAGCAGTCAAGTAGGTTAGCATAAAGTTTCTCAGTTCCTACGAAAGTCAATGTGTAACCATTAAGGTCCCCCATTGCAGTTCCGTTAGATACGTTTGCAGTAGTGATTTCCATTCCGTGTTCTAAACCTGCAAGGAAGAATTGGTTATTGCGGTTTTTAACAACGATGTGAGGACGTCCGTAAGCCATCAACTTAACACTTTTATGCGTTGTAGCATCTTGTTTTTTAAGGGTAACGGTAAGCGTTTGCTCAGCGAATGTAGTACCGTTCTCACGGCTTGAGTTATATACTTGGTCAAAAGAGTTAGTTCCTTTGAGTTCGTATTTGTATAGATTAGCAACGTTAGCAATTGTATCGATGGTATCAGTACCAGCTACATAAGCAACGTCAGCGGAAGAGAAGTCTCCGTAATTGATGAAGTAGATAGCGTCAATACCACCTACTGCGTCTTTACATACTTCTAAGCGACCATTTGCAACTTCACAAGACATATTTTTAGTTTTTAAATGTTATAAAAAAGGGAGGGACTTGCCCTCCCCTGTAGTTTAAGTTAAGCTAAGATTAGTTAGCAGAGTTTGTGATACCGTAAGTAACAACGTCAGAAGCAAAACCGTATTTAGCGTCAGCAGTAAAGCGCATAACTACACGTACGTTTTGTGAACCATCAATGTCACCCATATCCAAAACTTTAACTTCGTTCATATCGTTCAAAAGACCTGTTGCGAAGTAAAGGTTAGATTTTTGAGCAAGAAGTGCAGTGTTGTTAGCAAGACCGTTAGCCATAAAGATACGAACACCATCAAAGAACAAGTCACCAAGAACTTGGTTTGTACCTTTGTTCTCGTAACCATTAGCACCTACACCTGCAGCAGCAAAGCCACCCAATGCACGAACATAAGCACGATAGATGTTGTTAGATACATACAAAGTAAGGTCTTCTTTTCCGTAAACCGCAGCAGGACAAGCATCAACGATAGAACCTAATTGAGCAATAACGTTTGTAGCATCTACTGTAGTACCTGCAATTTCTTGTGCAGCTGGCAAAGAAGCATCAGTAGTCAATTGTGTCATAATACCTGCGAACTGACCTGCAGTTGCGTTAACACCTCTCCAAATTGAAGTCTCCATACCTGCAGCAACTTTCTCAGCAGCGTGTGCGATAAGGAAGTCAGCAAAAGATTTAGGAAGTGTGTCAAATGCAGAGTAACCCATTTGGATAGCATCCCAATCTGCACGAAAATCAGTTTTACAAAGTTGTAAGTTAACTTGGAAAGATTCAGGTTGAAGGATACGCTCAGTCAAAGTGATTGTAGACGTAGGGTCGAAATCGCAAGATGCGTTACGGATAATGTCATCTGTAGCCACACGCTTAATTACCTGCTTATATTTGACGTTAGGCATAATAGTGATACCGCCTTTGTCAAGGGTTGGAGCAGACAATAAAGCTGCTGCGATGTACTTACCTGCGAACTCGCCAGCATATGTTGTGCTGATGCTTTGAGTAGTCGAAAGATTAATTTTTTCCATTTTATTTAATTATTTAAGTTTGTTTATACTACAGTTAATGTGATTGCGCCTGCAGAAGTTCCAAGACCGAAAACATACCAGTTTGTACCGTCGCAGTT